TATCGACGAAGCGTTTCCGCTCGAGATCCGGGAGAACACCAACGACCAGGCCATGTTCATCCGCTTCAAGTGTGGATCAACATGGCAGGTGCTCGGGTCAGACAACTACAACAGCCTCGTGGGGGCGCCGCCGGCTGGCCTGGTTGTGTCTGAATGGTCGCTCGCCGATCCGTCGGCCTGGGCCTACCTTTCGCCGATCCTGGCCGAAAACGGTGGCTGGGCTTTGTTCCTCTACACCTCACGCGGCAAGAACCACGGGTTCGACCTCTACAAGTCCGCGAAGAACCGCCCTGAGTGGCACGTCGAACGCCAGACGGTCGAACACACGAAGGTGTTCACCCCGGCGGCGCTTGCCGATGCCAAAGCCGATCTGATCGCGCTCTACGGCGAAGAAGACGGCACGGCGCTGTTCGAGCAGGAATACTACTGCTCGTTCGAGGCGGCGGTCATTGGTTCCTACTATGGGCGCCTGCTGGCGACGGCGGAACGCGAAGGGCGGATCACCGCGGTGCCGTTCGTGTCTGAGTCCCCGGTCTACACGGCATGGGATCTCGGCATCGACGATGCCACGGCGATTTGGTTTGCTCAGATCGTGGGCCGCGAGATCAGGATCATCGACTACGCTCAGTTCCGCGGCAGATCGCTGGTCGAGATTGCCAAAGAGATTAGGTCTAAGCCCTACGTATATGCTGAGCACTACCTGCCGCATGACGTCGATGTGCGCGAGATGACCTCGGCCAAGACGCGCAAGGAGACATTGGAAGCGGTTGGGCTGATGCCGATCCGCGCCGGTTCATCGAAGGTGCCGGTTCAAGACGGCATCAACGCTGTGCGCAATCTGCTACCGCGCTGCGTGTTCGACGAGCGCAGGTGCGAGCAAGGACTGAGCGCCCTGCGCGCCTACAAGGTTGACTACGACGAGCGGAACAAGACGCCGCGCAAGACGCCGAAACACGATTGGGCCTCGCACCCAGCCGATGCGTTCCGTGAACTCGCGGTCAATCTCTTTGACGTCAGGGCAGCCATGGTCGCGCGTCGACAGGTGGTGGCGCATTCCGACTACGATCCATTCGCGAGATCTCAGGACGAGGTAATCCAGGAGATCGAACGCCACGAGGCGCGGCGGCGTGTCCAAACCGTGGCCGGCCAGGACTACATGCCGTTCTGATGCTGACTGAGACCGACTACTACGCCGTCGAATACATCTGCCTGCACATGCGCAAAGAGGACCGCGAGGAAATCCTCGGTCTCATGCCGCACGATAGTACGATCCAGCTCGCGACCGAGATGACGCACATGATGCGGAACCAGGGTCGGGGGCGCATCGCCTGGCACAAAGGCAGGCCCGCAGCGCTGATGGCGTTCATCGAACTGCGGTCCGGCGTCTGGGAAGTCTGGATGTGCGGGACGGAAGACTTCAAGAATGTCGCCTTCGAGCTGGCCCGGTGGTGCCGCAAGGAAGCGAACGACATTCTCAAGCACTGCAAAGGGCACCGGCTGCAAGCGACGTCGCGAGCTGACTATCACGAGGCGCACAAGCTGATCCGTGCGCTGGGTGGGATTCCTGAAGGTCCACCGCTGCGCAAGTTCGGCAAGGGCGGTGAGGACTACCAAGTGTTTGTTTGGTTCAATGGCGAGAACGATGCCGTTCTGCGGCCCAACTATGTGAGAGGAACTTAATCATGTGCGGATCATCAAAGTCGACAGCCGTGCCGCCGCCTTCGCCGCCGACGACGTTTGGCTATGGCGTCGCTGACGGTTCCAACACGGCGCGCCGCGCGGCGCAGGTGACAGCAGCGACGGCACCGACGACCAATCCAGCGACGATGACACCGACTGATACGGTCGCGAAAGCCGGCGGCAGCACCACCCTTGGAGGCATGTGACCATGTGCGGCGCTTCACGACCACCTGATCCCAAAGCTCCTCCCGCTCCAATCCCGCAGCGGGACACCAACATGGAGGGCCTGCGGTCGCGTCAGCAAGCCGCCGCAGCATCGCAAACTGGCGGGTATGAGAGCACGATCCTGTCATCCGGTGGGCCGACGGCATCCACGGCTAGCCCAACGTTGGGTCGCTGATGCCTCTTGATGGCAGTCCGCGCAGCTCCAATAAGCACATCACTGAGTTGAAAGAGAGGTACGACGGGCTGGCCAACAGCACCGAGCGGACCAACTGCAACTCGCATTGGCAAGAGATTGCCGAGGTGATGTCGCCGCGCAAGATCGACTTCGTCGGCATGCGAACGCCGGGCGAAAAGCGCATGGCGCGCATTCTCGACAGCACAGGCGTTCATGCCACGGAACTACTAGCGGCCGGCCTGCACGGCATGGCGACAAACCCGGCTAGCAAATGGTTCTCGCTGCGCATGGTAACTCAGAAGGTGCATCTCGCGGACGGCAAGGCGATTGATCTCAACGAAGATCAGCAGGTGCAGGCGTACCTGTCAGACGTCGAAGCGATCATGTGGGAGCGCATCTATCAGCCCGGCACGAATTTCACGACGGCGTTGCATGAGATTTATGTCGACCTGGCTGCATTTGGCACGGCCGTGATGTTCGTCGGTCAGCGCGACGATGGCGGACTGCTGTTCGAATCCAGGTCGCTGGCCGAATGTGTGGTTGCGGAGAACGCAGACGGCAAGATCGACACGGTGTTCCGCCGCACCAGCTACACCGTCCGGCAGATGATGCAAATGGAGCGCCGCGGCTGGGAAGTCTCGGACGCCGTGCGCAAGAAGTTCGCCGATCGCAAGTATGACGATCCCGTGGTCGTGATCCATGCCGTCTATCCGCGCGACGAGCGCGAATACGGCAAGAAGGACACGAAAAACATGCCGTTCGCCTCCTGCTACTTCGAGCATGAGGCGTGCCACCAACTTTCGATGAGCGGCTATCCCGAGTTCCCGTATCTGGTCGCGCGCTGGTCGAAGTACGCGACGGAGCTTTACGGCCGCGGTCCCGGCATGATGGCGCTGCCAGACGTAAAAATGCTGCAGGCCTGCATGAAGACCTACATCAAGACGGCGGAGAAGAACGCAGATCCGCCGATGTGGCTGCATGACGATGGCCAGCTAGGCAATCAGCGCATCGTGCCGGGTGGCGTGAACTACCTGCGCGGCAATCCATCTGAGCGCGTGATGCTCATGCCGACGAGTGTGCAGGGTCTCGCGGCGCTGGATCAGATGATGGAGCAGGTGCGCAACCGCATCCGCAACACGTTCTTCGTCGACATCATGCAGATGGTGACCGATCGCGATATGACGGCGACGGAGGTCATGCAGCGCACCAGTGAGCGCATGCGGCTGTTGGGTCCGCTGATCGGCCGTCTGGAAAGTGAACTGCTGGGACCATTGGTCGAGCGTGTGTTCGGTATTCTTGAGCGGGAGCAAAAGCTGCCGCCGGTGCCGCCGCAGATCACCAAAGAGGTCAACGAGTTCACGGTCGAATACGTTTCGCCGATCGCCACGGCACAGAAGCAGCAGGCCGTGAACGGCATCATGCAATCGCTGCAACTGTTCACGCCGCTTGGCCCCGAGGTCGCAGCGCAGGTGGTGGCGAAGAACGTCGACGTCGATCGCATGTTCCGCTGGTCGTGGGACTTGTTCAACAACGACCCCGACCTGCTCAAGGACGCGAAGGCGCTGGAGGAAGACAACGCCAAGCTCAAGATGGCGCAGCAGGTGCAGCAGATGGCGCCGATGGCGGATATCGCGAAGCAAGGCGCTGGCGCGCTGCGCGAAGGTGCTCAAGCCGCGCAATCCGCACAGGGCGCCGGCCTCGATCTGCAATCACTTCTTCGCCAGTTCGGGCAGAACGTGTCCGGATCGCCGCAAGCCCAAGCTGAGCTGGCCAACGCCGTCGATGAAATGAGCGGAGCGCTGAATTGAAGGGCAAGAAAGCGCGATCTGTAACGATCGCATCAAGCGCATGGAAAGCCTTCTACGAAACGCCTGACGGTCGCGTCGCCATTGCGCAGCTGATGACCGAGTTCGGCTTCTTCGCAGCGCCCGCGCCGGGTTCCGATTTAGCCCGTGCCACGGGCCAACGCGATGTGCTCGTGCGTTTGAACGAGCTGATCAACCGCAAGCCAGAAGATGCGTCGTCCGACAGCCGAGAAGACGACGATATTCTCGATCGCATCATGAGGTCGTGACGACATGAACACTGCAGCAGCAGAGGCACCGGCCGCGCCAGCGACAACCGGTGGTTCGATCCTGACGCAAGGTGTGCCGGATGCGCCGCCGTCCAAACCAACCGGCGAAGCGCCAAAGGGTCCGGAGAACGGCATTGCCGTGGTCACGAAGGCGATCCAGCGGCCCGAGTGGGCGCCGGAAAAATTCTGGGACGCGGACAAAAACGACGTCCGCAAAGAAGACCTGGGCAAGGCGTACACGAACCTTGAAAAGCTGCTCGGCGGTGAGAAGGTGCCGAAGCCGCTCAACGACGAGGACAGTGAAGGCTGGGATCGTTGGTATGCCGCGAGCGGCCGGCCCGAGGCGGCGGACAAGTACGACTTCAAGCGCCCTGACAAGTTACCGGATGGGCTCGGCTACGACGAAGAGCTTGAGAAGAGCTTCCGCAGTGCGGCCTACGCCAGCGGGTTGAACAAACGCCAAGCGACGGCGCTTTACGATCAGTTCGTGAAGCAGCAACTCGACCGACACGGGGCCATGCAGGTTCACAATCAGCAGGCCCGCGCCAGGGTCGAGGCCGACATGCGGCGTGAACTCGGCAATCAATACGAAGGTGCGCTCGGCAAGGCCAGGAGCGTCATGGGCAGCTATGCCGACCCGGAGTTCCGGCAATGGCTGGACGAGAGTGGCCTTGGCAACGATCCAC